TGTTGCAGTCTGACAAGACTGTTTGGATATCTTGCTCGAAGGCCTCATTGCATCGAGACTCATCGACTGGCGTTCCAACGGGTAATCCATGTTCTGGATCGCTCTCAAGCACAAGATGACCAATACCAAAAGTAGGGAGGCCAAGATGATCCAAATAAATTTCATGAACCACTCCTTCATCATAAGCTATTTCCTCTCTTAATTTATCTAAGTCCATTAACTATATCCTTTCTTTACATGTAGTTTTTTAGCATAATAGTCTTCACGATCTTCGTCCATCTTAGTGCGTAGTCGCTCAACTTTTTTTAGTTCTTGTTTATCTAAAACTGTCACTTTTTGTGACCAGTTATCCCTTTTAATGGGAATCATTTGACAAATAGGTGTGCCTGCAGGTATAAAAACTGGGTTTCCGGGTTCTAGCTGTGTATGAATAAAGGGGATGTTAATAACATTATCATAACCATCAGTATCTACTAACCCTACAATAGGAATGATCGGATTTTCAAGTTGATTAATAGGAGGAAGAAATAACATAGAATAATCTTTTGGAGTTTCAATAATCCAAGGATTCATATATTTAAGAATTGTCATATTTTGAAAAACAGCACCCTGAACTTGGCTTCCTGGATGTCTTTCGATAGGTTTCCACATTTCTGATAACATCTTATGATGATCATCAAGATAAGGTAACTTAATACTTCCATCTTCTGCAAGCTCAATCATTATATCCATATGTGCTAAAAGAGTGTATCCAGCAGTCATGGCATCTAAAAATGGGATACATTTCTTAACTGATTGTATTTCTCCTAATTTAGGATCTTGTACTTTAGGTGGGATGTGTTTAAACCAAGAAGGAACTAACTTTTTAGAAGGAAGTGGTGGAAGAACAATTTGATCAGGAAAATCCTTAATCAAGTGAAATTTTACTGTTTTGTTAGTAGGCATGATTTAAGTGTTTGGATTAATAAAAGAAGTTGGAATGTCCCATTCGGACTGAGTTGTTCCGCAATCACAAGTTTCGCACACATCGTTGATGCAGTGAGGACATTCACCACCTAAACAATGGCATTCGTGACCGCAAGTTTTACATGTTTTTTCTGATGTATTCATTCAATACCTCGCTCGTGTAAAGTACAGTTTTGAGTAGGTTTAGACTCCATTTCGAGAGCCCAGTCTAATTCTTGAATCAAACGCTTATACCACATTTTATCGTATTCATCAGAAGCTAAAAGTAAGTCATTTTTAAGTAGAGTGATTCTGGATTCGATATATCGTGTGATAGATGAACCGCCGCGTCTCATTCGTAAAACTTAATTGTTCTGGTACGTCCACCAGAAGTAAAAGTAATTGTAGAGTGTGAATAAACCTGATCAGAAACTGTTTGATAACGAGTAATATCTTTACACTGTTCTTCTCTACGGTAACCTGTTACAACTTGTTTATTTTTACCTGCCTCATTAGCAATAATTGTGCCTACAACAGCTCCTGCAGCTCCACCATTCTTTTCGCCTGGAATATTGTTACCAATAGCTCCACCAATTAGAGCACCGAACAGTAAATCAGTAGTTGAAGCTCCTTGATTTGATTGTCCGTAGATAGGAACATCTATAAGATCACAAGTAGTTTCGGTATAAGGAACTTGTTTAGTTACATTTTTATAGTGGTCTTGTATAGTTGCTGTGGTAGTTTCAGCATATACGTAAGGTAAAGCAGCAAAATAAAATGCTGCAATAAATAAAAGTCCTAAAATTCTAAAAGTTCTATTGCTCATGTTCTACGTTTTATTCCTCTGGTAAGTTTCTGACCTTTTGGAGGCGATTTTTTAGATCCACCAGGTCCTGCCCAATACACTTTGTCAGCCCAATAAGCTGCTGACATTTTTCCTTTGGCGATGTTTTTTGCATGACGGGCTTTAAAACTTCTTCTTGCTTCTGGAGAATAGTTATGCCCCATTGACGCATCTCCGAAGTGTATAAGTCGAACTTTTTCGCCTTCTTTTGCCAACACCATGCCTTTTTTCTCTGGTCGGTCTGATCGTCTTGGTTTGTTGAATCCATCAAATTTCTTTCCGCGATACTCAATTTTCCCGCTGGGAAGTCTCTTCACTCCTGGATATTTTGACATTTTTGTATCTCTCTTTTATCTCACAAACTATTTCCCATTGACGGTGCGTAAGTTGTGGAAATTTATTCTGTGCCTGAATACAACCTAATATAAAAGATTTTTCAGCATCTGTCAAAGAGTGATTATCAAAAAAATCCTTCAATGGTTTTTTAATACGACGAGTCATTTTAAAATCTCATTAATTACAAATTTAAAATGATTTTTAAGAGTATTAGATGGAATCATTAGTACGACCTTATTAGAAGGGTGTTCAGTAAACATGTCTATTATTTTTTTAGAGGTTTTTACCTTATCGTTTGATATTGAGTAAATACTACCTAAAACAAAGTCAAAATAATGTCCAAACTCTTGTGCAAGGTTTTCTCCATTTTCAACATTTTCATAAAAATAATCAATCGTATGATTAGCAGCAACAGCTCCTAAATAATTTCCTGACCAAGTATGTCCATGTCTTAGATTTGAAAAATAATCTTTTCGACCTAAAACAACACTAAAAGGTATAACTCCTGCTGTGATTCCTTTAGATAAAGTGATAAAATCAGGATCTATTTCTAAATATTCTGAAAAATATTTTTTTCCTGTTTTAAAGCCAGACATTACTTCATCAAAAATAAGTAAAATACCATTATCGTCACAATATTTTCGAAGTTTATTGTATGCATCAGGTCTATCAAATTTGTAACTAAAACCAAAACTTGATCCTGGAAGAGGCTCTATAAGAAAAGTACCAACATCTTTATTTTGTTTTAGAAATTCAATGTCAGATTCCACTAATTCTGAAAGATTTTTATAACCACTAAAAAATGGATTAGGTTTTCTAACTATGTCTAATTTAAAAATATCTGTATAATCATCAAACCAAGGATTATTCCCAATAGTGCTTGAAAAAAGAGTAGCTCCATGCCAAGCTCCTTCACGAGTAGCTATTTTAAAATTATTAGTAAGCTTAAAAGCAGCTCTTAAGGCTGCCTCATTAGCGTCACTACCTGAAGTACCCGCAAAATAAACGTCTTGTAAATCTCTAAAAACTAATTTATCTGCTAGTTTATGATAAATTGAATCACTAAATTGAGCTGTACTAAACATAAATTTAGATTCTTGTTTAGTTTTGTCCCAAACAGTAGTATCATATCCAAAAATATTACAACCCCCAGCCATTCTAATATCAAACTGTCCGTTTACCCACGCTCCTCTTAAATCTTTTATAGTAGGTAGATTTGATGGCGCATTTTCTCTGTTAATCCAAGTCATTAAAAATCAATATCCTTGCCTTTGTGTTCCCAAGTATTATATCTTGTAGGATCTTCGTGTGGTTTTTCTTCTGGAATTTCATATATAAAAGGATCAAGTTTCATAAGTTCTTTTTTGCGTTTCTGAAATTCTCGTTCAAATCGCCAATCATCAATTTTATTCGCAATCCATCTAAACATAAGGATTCTCCGTTGGTGTTGTACATAAAGTAATTCTGATATCATCAGATAAATTAAGTATTCTATGATTATTAGCACTTCTTATAACATAACTAAAACCAGGTTTATATGTATACTTTCTATCTCCTTCAAACTCAATAAATGAGTTCTCAGTTTTAATTGAGGTTAAAAAAGACTTACAAAAAACATCACTACTCATATCTTTGTGCCAAGGAATACTAGACTTTGGATCTAATACAGAAATATAACTAGACTTAATGCCTTTAAATTCAGTATAAAAGTTATTAAGTTGATCAAAAGTATACCAAAGATATGGGAGATTATCAGTAAGTAATCGAGAATATTTGTAATCCTCTATTAAAGATAGAGAATACCAGTTATTTAAATTATATCTATTAGAAAATATCTTTTTTCCTTTTGTAGCTAAATCAATGAGTTTTACTATATCACCCCTGTTAAACTGCGGGATTGGAATCTGTTTGCAGTAAGTCAAACTGTTGTCTCCTATTTTTCAACAAAGGTAAAAACGGTACAGCATCTTGTTCAAAAATAATAGGATCTGCTCCGTCAATGGTCATAATAATTGCAATATCTCTAATACCAGTTCCATACATCTCGTTGTGAGCTACAGCATAAGCACACCCCTGAATGTAGTAATCTGTAATTTGTTTAGTAGATTTCTTTTTCTTTGATGTTTTAAAATCAATAATTGTAGGTTTACCCTTCCAAATACCAACCATATCACATCTTCCTGCGTATTTATATTTATTAGACCAAAGTACTTGTTCTTGACCCCAAATTTCCTCTATACCTCGTTCAGTAGCACGAATTAAGTCACGACTCATTTGTCTAACATCCAGCTTCTGTGACGCGAGTTCTTCCCAGATTTCTTCTCCGTTGAAGTGTCTTTCAGCAAACTCATGAACCAAGGTACCACGGTCTGTAGCTTCTTTAGAAACACGACGAGCTTCCTCTTCTCCTACTTTTTCTATCCATCGTTGTAACCATGTATTGTCTGAGGTTTTTCCTAAAATAGTAGTTATTGATGGATACGACCCATCAGGTGTGTGATAAGTTCTTCCCGTAGGAAGAGTGTCTGTCTTAACTTCAGTAGTATAATTAAATTTATCTATCGATACGAATGGCATTTACTTTTAAAATCTCTTTTTTATAAAATTTATCAAATCTTGATTGGTTAAAATGTGAAAATTTATGCAACACTTCTTTTTTATTATTCATAATCACTCCCACACTTAAGTCAATTAATATAGAATCAATATTTAAAACAGCGTGGCTTTTAAAATCTTCATAAAGGAATATTAGTATTAAAAGACTATCTGTTAATAACTCAGAAGCCAACAAAAAACATAAATGCAAACAAGCATTGTTAGTATACCTATCAGTATAAATTTCTAAAGTTTTATCACAATGATAAAGTAGATTTGTTGATTCCCATTTCGTGTAAGTCTTCCACTGTGTTGACAATGGGTTTTCCTTTCGCATTTAGACTAGTATTTATTAGAATGGGATATCCATATTGTCGAGTTTTTTCCAAAACTTTCCAAAGATAAGCATTTGAAGATCCTGTAACAGTCTGTAATCTAGCACTCATGTCGTGTGTTGTAAAATTACCGTCAATGATGTTAGAAGTAAAAAGCATGTAAGGACAGTGTTGAGATATATCAAAAAATTTATCAATTTCTTCAATTTGACATATTGGTGCGTAAGGT